GTTTTCATAACTGTTGCTGGCCAACAAAGAAGGCGCAAAATAGTTTTCGTTGGCTGTGATGCCCAGTGTGGTCAGCAGGCCGGAGGTGCTGCCACTGGCAATCAAGATCACTCCATTGTTTTGATTGTTTCCACTGACATTGGCATCAGCGTTGGCAAACAAACAGAACTTGTTGTCTATCACAGCACTGTATACACCTGTGATGGCTGCTGTGTTGACGGCGGCACTGAGTCCAGCCAGGGTATTGTTGGGACTTGCAGGAACTGTAACTGTGGTACCGTTGATAATGATAATGTTGCCAGCAGTCAAATCTGCACTCACGGCGTTGTCACCAGTCACAGTGGGATAACTCAATTTCCAAGCATTACTGCCCACAAGAACCCAGGTGTTGTAAAGACTGCTCAAAGCACTAGCAGTGGTTTGAGACGTGGTGGCTGCACCGTTTTTGTAGTACACAGGATTGGCTGTGTTGGTGGCAACCACTGTGTAATCGCCAATGTTGCCATAACTGCCCACTGGCACACCTGAAGAAAGATACACAGTGTCAGTGATCACACTGGGCACCACATTTGAAAACGTGGCTGTAACTATGTTCCACTCAAAGATTCCCCATAAGGTGTTGCCGGTGTCTAACCAGTAGGCTCCATTGTTGGGTTCACCTGTTGGGCGAACTAAACTGGCTGTGAGTTGTGTCAAATCAATGTCACAACGCTGAATGTATGCTCTGTTGGTCACACCCAGTGCAGAATAGGCAGCAAGCAGGCCATATTCGTTGAGTTCATAACCATTGATTGGAGTGCCAATTGTGGTCTTATAAAAGAATGGATTACCAAAAGTGGCAGTCAAATCTCTTTGGCTAGTAATCAAATAGGCCTTGTTGGCATTGGCCTTGAGTGTGCCAGCGGCTACTCCCACTCCGGAACCAGAAACTTTGTCCTGCGCTGTGGCAATCAAAAAGTAAGGTACCGAATTAGTTGCGGCTGGAAGATAATTGCTTTCGTCGACGATGGTGACTTGTACACCTGGTGAAACTAGTGCCATTTTGGCTCCTTATAAAACTTAAAGATATTTATCGCAATAGACCAAAACCTGGCCAGTTGCGATGCCCTTTCCAAAGGTTCGTGACTATAAATACACCATGAGACCCATTTGTCGAGCCTGTAATCAACGCCCAGTGGCTGTTAACTATCGTCGAGAAGAAACTGTTTATTATCGCAACAGATGCGATAACTGTATACGTCGTGGTCGCCAAGAAAAAGCACCTGTAGCACGTTGGCAATCAGCAGGATACAAGAAAAAAACTGCTTGTGATCGCTGTGGATTTAGATCAAGGTATGCTAGTCAACTGTTGGTATATCATGTGGATGGGCGATTGACCAACACAGAACTATCTAACTTACGTACAGTTTGTTTGAACTGTGTGGAAGAGGTCAGGCGCCTGGCTGTGCCTTGGCGACCTGGAGACCTGCAAGTAGATCATTGACCTGTTGATACAAATCATCCACAGTGTTGTTGTTATCTAGTACATAATCAAATTGAGTGCCTACCCAGGCAGTTTCTGAAGCATGAATGCCTAGTTTCTCTAATTTTCTCATGCTTAATGCCCAGGTGGAATTACCATTGGCACCACGATTCACACTCACTGCCGCATCATACCACTTGGGCTCTGAGCCACGCACAACTCTGATCACTTGCCCGCCGGCATTTTTGATAGCCCGTATTTCGTTAGGAAAACGGCAGTCGCTGATCACAATATCATCTTGGCTGTGGCGCAGTTTGTTTTCTAAACTGGCAATCCAGATATCATCGTGGAATCCGGCTCTACACACTTCTGTTCCCCAGTACTGCAAGATCCAGCGTGGAGTCAGTGTGGGCATGTTCAAGCGTTCTGCCCACCAGGGATCTACCTGTTCGCGCCAGGCGCGGGCCTGTGTGGTACGGCCTTCCAGCATGGTTCGATCCCAACCAAATACCTGTGCCACTGCATCTTTCAAGGTTGCGGCAAATGATTCTCTACGAAATCCATGAAAGTTGGTAAGATAATCAGCAACAGTATCTTTTCCGGATGATATAAAACCACATACTCCAATGATCATACCAGTTCCTTTACTTTGAGGTATTTAAGCGTATCTTGTAACAGTCCAATTTGTCGGCGACAGTCCTCTAGCGCATGATGACTTGTAGGCGGCTTGGGCAGTTCGGACCACAAACTGTAAATGGTTCTAGTATCTCTAATTTTGTAATACTGCCATGGCAATCCCATTCCATAACTTTTGTAAGCGTGTTCTAAGATATTAGCATCATACGTTGGCCCGTTCATCCATACTCTATTACATTGCCAGGTCAGTTTGTGTAATTCTTTTAGTGCTTGGTCCAGTGGAATACGCCCATCTTCAGCAAATGCTTCTGCCTGCGCTTCTTTTTGAGTTGCCCACCAGTCTATGGTGCCCTGTTCGATCTTTCGATCTTCCTGGCTCTCTAATGTTATTCGAGCATAATATTGTCGTGGATAATACCCACTGCTCAATGGGTCAAAAGTTTGCGCCGCTATTGTAAGAATAGTAGCATCTGGTCCCGTTGCAAGACCTTCAATGTCAATCATAATGTCTGCCATACATGTAGTATAGCAGACTTTTAGATTAAAATCAAACTTGAATTACCCAATCACAAAGGTAAGCGGTTGTGAACCATCCACATACATGACCAGTTCTTGTATCTTGGCATCCATTTGGGTCTGTGCTTCGGCTTTCATGGCTGTACCGTTTAGGGTGCCGCCGCCTTGTGGACCAGCAATTGTGCCAAACTTCTCACGTGCTTCGCCAATGATCATCTTGCAGGCCGCAACCATGTAGTCACGGACCCATTGACTGATTTGGTAATCACTCAGCAATTGGATTTCGGGTTTGAGATTATAGGTCCAAAGCAACACAACCTCGCCACCACCAGGGGGGCTACGGATCAGTTGCAGTTTCTTGGTCACAGGATTCCAAGTGTAGTTTAGATAACCACCAAACATACGTGCGGCCAGTTCAACATATTGGCTGTAGAAGTCATAAGTGGCCAGGCCTCCGGCTTGGTTGAAGTTAATCAAGTACACGTTCATTTGTGCTTGACTGAACGGGTCAAAGTTTGATCCAAAAGGTCCTGTGGCAATGCCAAATGTACGTCTAAAGATTTGACGCACACTCTGCACTTCTTGAGGCAAAGTATAGATGTTTTGCTGGTTCACCAACTCCATGAAACTGTAACTTTCTTCATAGGCATTGTTGGCTCGTTGGCGGTAAGTGCCAATGGTGCGCTGATAAGCGGCTTCATAGTGCGCAGGATCCAATTCAAGATCCACAATTTGATCGCCTAGAGTCAGGCGTACATAATCGTATAATGCAGATTTAAGGGTAACTAAAGAATTTTCTGTTTCGGCCATTGGGGACTCCGTCCCCAATATTTAGCCCGTTACCAACTCTTGAGAATGATCAAGTTTTCAGTACCGCGCCCGTTCCAGGCAGTTTCTGTGGCCTTGATCTCCTTGAACAACTTACGTGCGGCCGGCTTGCCTGCGGCTTGTACTGCTCGCACCACTTCCGCTGGTTTACGCAGAGTCTTTTGTTGTGTTTCTACAGTACTAAATCCAATGATTGAATTGTTTTTCACAGTAAACGCCTGTGTGTGGCTGTCGGCCACAAGGTGGATCAACTTGCGTTTTTTGGTGTCGTACAACCAGGCTTCGGCCCGGTCCACTAGGCTTGCGGCAGGCAAACTTTTGAGTTTGAGGTCGGCAAACTCTGCCTGGATTTTGAATTTTGCCGCACGTTTTTCTGGAGGCACTGCTTTGACCTTGCGTGGCTTGCGTTCCACTTTCTTGATCTGTACATAAGCACCGCAGTCATTGATCACTGCTTCACAAAACTTTACGCAATTACGCAATTGAATCTTGGAGAGGAAACTGTAGGCTTCAACCAGTTGAGAGTCCTTGCCCTCAATGGCCTGTTCAAACTCTTCCAGTCGGGCTTTCCAGTGATGACTGATCACACTGATCATTTGTGGTGCCACATTCATGCCACGGATCACCATGATGGGTTTGAAGTCTGCTGACATTTTAGCACCTGCTGTCATAAACTCGTCAAACATGGCTTCTAGTTCAGCACTGCACTCTGATACTTTTTCACGCAGTCGGTCCTGAATGTTGGGTCTGGCAGGCTCATCATCTGACACTTCGGCTTCGGCTTGCATTTCTTGTTTGATGGCCACAAGTTCTGCGATTAGATTGTCCAGTTGTATCTGCTCATGGTCACTCAACTGCAAGCCCATCATACTCATACGGCATAGCCAACCTGTGGTAAGACGCATCTGGCTGTCTGGCAAGGTACGCACCTGTCGTGCTTCTCGGGTTTTTTCATGCGAGTCCAAGTAAGCCACAGCAAAGTCCTTGGCTTCTTTTTTGCCATAAAAGTAGTTGTACCAACCAAACGCTGTGCTCAATGCACTGATACGACCCTCTGTGGGCTGATTGCGCCACATGGGTTCCAGTCCTACATATTTGGTGTCAGGACTACGTGGGTTAAGAGGCTTGAGTGCGGTAGTGACTTTCATGTGTTCTCCAAAACATGCTGTAATTATAACAGATCAGGGTTTTTTGGTCAAGTAAACAGAAAGTATTACCCATAAATACATGACCATGCCAAGACTTTCTCTTTATAGGCCCAATAGAACAGCCGACTACCAATTCTTTGACCGTACCATTGCAGAAATGTACCAAGTTGGGGGCGTTGATACATATTTGCACAAATATCTTGGTCCACTAACTAACGACAATACCGGCAACAACGATGCTACCCTGCCCAAATATGACACGTCCAATCCCTTGTTCATAGAAGACTTGCTGTTGCTGGAAAATAGAGATCGTGCCTATGATCCTGATGTGTATGTCATGCGCGGTGTGTATCAAACACAAGACATTGATTTTGACCTAACTCAGTTTGGTTTGTTCTTGAACAACGATACCTTGTTTATTACATTTCACTACAACCGCATGATCGACACAATTGGTCGCAAACTCATGAGTGGCGATGTGTTAGAACTGCCTAACCTGCGTGATTACAATCCACTCAACGAAACCATACCCCGAGCCTTGCCCAAGTTCTATGTGATTCAAGACGCGGCATTTGCATCTGAAGGTTTCAGCCAAACTTGGTTGCCTCACCTGTGGCGAGTAAAATGCACACCCATGGTCAATGCTCAAGAGTTCAATCAAATTACCAAAGAACCTTTTGAACCTATTAACATTTGGGATCCGGGCAACTTTTATCCTGGAGGTGTCACTGTGCTCAATGGCAACACTTATTATGTCAGCAAAGGGAATGTGCCCCCAGGTACTCCCATAACTGATACCACCTATTGGCAAGAAAAATCAAACCCTGCTACACTAGCAGACAAAATGAGTACCAGGCCCAAGGACCTGGAAATCAACGATGCTATCTTAATTCAAGCCGAAGCAGAGATACCCAAGTCTGGATTTGACGTTGTGAAGTTTTACATCTTGGCTACCACTCCTGACGGCACACCTGCCAACCCTGAGTCTGCCACATACACCGCAGACTATACCATAAGTGATGCATCAAGAACAGTGGCCAATCAAGGTGTTACTCCCAGGGCTGATGGTTACACAGAAGGTTATCTCACTGGTGATGGCAAGGCACCCAATGGTTTGCCGGTCACAGCAGGCGTGAACTTTCCAGTAAATCCCATTGCAGGACAATATGCACTGAGACTGGATTACTTTCCCAATCGCCTGTTCCGCTACAATGGCCGAACATGGGTCAAGATCGAAAGTGATGTACGCACCACACTCACGCCCGGAGCCACCAACAATACTTTGCGCAGTAGTTTTGTTAACAATACATACACTACGCCAACCTCAGACCTGGGCAATATTCCAAGTCGTCAAAGTTTGAGTCAGGCTCTTATTCCGGATGCTGCCAACGGAGACGATGGTGGCAACAAGCCAGCCAATCCCTATCCGCCAACACAACCTTATCAACCATCGAGTTAAACTATGCA